CTCGCCGTCATATGTAGTATGATCTAATGTTCTAAGTCTAGGATAAACCAGCATACTATAAACACTTGTAGTTCCGCATTTCAGGCCAATTTTTACCATAACAACTTTTTCGTTTGGAAATTTTACAATCATTTTTACTCTTGACTAATTCTTTAATATGTTTTATTATATTACTTATTAAACAATAAGTCAATACAAGGATGAACAACAATGAAAGACCCACAAGTAGTTAGATTAGTTGATGATTTCAAACAGCATCTAACAAAAATAAATGATATTCACCAGCAGTTGTATGATCATGATGTTTGGGTAGATCTACAGAAACTATCAGAAGGTCAAGGTTGGGAAATACGACATCTAGAACAAAAAGTCAAATACCTAGATGATAAAATTACAACTAATGTTGAATAAAATAAATAATCGTAACCAAGGAGAGTTATGGCAAAAATGAGAGCGTATACGTTCTATGATGGAGACCAAGAACCAAAAACAGTAGATGCAGTAAGTTATAAAAAAGCAGTCAAATCTTTTCAAACAAATGCCAAAAGCAAAGAAGTTAGAGTTGAATGGCAAGCAAAAAAAGGCGGCGTCTATGAAAAACAACAAACACTACCATTGGGTAGATCTAAAAAACTAGGAAAATAATATGGCACTAACAATCAATCAAGAAGAAAAAGCAAAACTAATTAGACTGTTTGATGAAGCAACACAGGTACTACAGGAAACAGATGATCTGAGATCAGGATTGCGAGACACAGTAAAACACATTGCAGAAGAACTAGACATCAAACCTGCTGTGTTAAACAAAGCAATAAAAATTGCCTATAAAAACAGTTTATCAGAAGAGCGAGATGCGTTTGACGATATGGAAATGATCCTTGAAACAATCAAACGTGGCGGCGCAGGCACAGATTCAGGCACACAAGAATGATGTATTGGTCTGGAGTTATAATAATATCTATAACATGGATCACAATATTAGTAGCAACACTATCAATTGTATTTTAATTAAAGAAGGCTTGTATGCGTGAATGGATTGCAAATAAATTTGAATGGCTAAACAAAGTCAAACTAGTAGAACTCAACGAAGTAGACACCGCAGAAGATCCTGTTAGACCAGAATTAAGCAATTGGTTTAGACAGCAGTACGGCAGAAAGATCTATGGTCTCAAAGACAGAGACGAAATTGTTGCTGTAATGTGTTTTGCATTTACCAACGAAGTACCAGCATCAGTAGAAGAACTAGACACAATGAGCAAACAAGCTCATACAGAATCTATAAACACAGCACAAGCTCAAGGAAAAATTGCCATTGCCTACACAGTATGGAGTCGCAAACGTGGAGGCGGCCAAAAGATAGTTGAAGAAGTTTTTAAAATGATCAAACAGTCAAATCATCTAACTAGATTGGTTACACTGTCGCCCAAAACAGAAATGGCTAGAAAGTTTCACACAAAAAACGGTGCTATAGAATTAAGAGAAAACAAGAACACAGTAAACTTTGAATATGTATTCAACGAATAATCTGCTTGTAGCTCAGTTGGATAGAGCATCAGTTTGCGGAACTGAAGGTCGCAGGTTCAACTCCTGCCAAGCAGGCCAATATAAATAAATGCAAGGAGAACAATAAGTGAATATAGACAATCTAAGAGAACAATTAAAAATAGACGAAGGAGTCAAGTACGAAATCTATCTAGATCATTTGGGATATCCTACATTTGGTATAGGACATCTTATTACTGAAGCAGATGAAGAACATGGTAAGCCTGTGGGCACACCTATCACAGAAGAACGTGTGAATGCTGTGTTTGACAGTGATGTTGCTACCTATATAAGTGAAGCAAAAAAAGTATTTCCTAATCTAGATAACCTACCTAGTGAAGCACAGGAAGTAATTGTGAACATGACGTTTAACATGGGAGCACCAAGATTAAAACAATTCAAAAAGTTTATTGCGGCTGTAGAAGCACACAACTGGGACACTGCTTCAGTTGAAATGATGGATTCACGTTGGGCTAAACAGGTAGGAAACAGAGCTATTCGCCTAAGAGATAGAATTAGATCATTAGTCTAAATCCTCTTTTAAATAGGGTTTTAAGTTAACATGATCAAATACTCGTAAAGTATTAAGATCCTAGTATAAGACACTTTAAAACAGGATTAAAGCACCAATTAAACAGTTGATTTAAACTAGATACTTTGTTATAATACACAACATGCAGTTTCCAAAAACAGATAGAATAGAACTAGAACTAACCAGCAAATGCACAATCAAATGTCCTAACTGTCCAAGAACCTTTCAACAACACGAAAGACACCTTTGGGATAATGGCCACATTGACAGCGACAAGTTACTTGAGTTTTTTAAAACAATGTCATTGAAAAAAGTTGTACTAACAGGTGCATATGGAGACGGAATATATCATCCAAAACTAGTAGAAACTCTCCAAGCAATCAAAGCCAGCGGACTGCATTTTAGCATGGACACCAATGGCAGTTATAGAAAAGAACAAGACTGGCAGGCCATTGCAGAAATAATGGACAACAAAGATGAAATTACGTTTAGTATAGATGGTACTCCAGACAACTTTACACAGTACAGAGTCAATGCAGATTGGCTAAGTATAAAACTAGGAGCAGAGATTCTAGCAAAATATAATAAAAGAATAAAATGGAAGTATATTGTTTTTAAATATAATTGTTCATTTGAAGATATGAAAACAGCCTATGACACTGCTAGAGCTATAGGATTTACTAGTTTTGAAATCATAGATACACATCGAGCACCAATTGGTCAATTGGTTGATAAAAGTGTTTTTAACGAAAGTCTAGATAGACTAGAACTATATGTTGAAGGTTTAGAAAATACAACAGAATTGATTATTGGAGTAACACCTAGAACAGCAATACTGTCAGTAAAAAAGAAAAATCAAAATCAGGATATAGATCAAGACAGCATTGAAAATCTAGATGTTGTAAAGTTGCCTGAAGGTAGCAAACAAAGAAAAAACTATAATAAGATTCCTGTAGCCAAAGAAAAAGAAATTTATGAAACTGAAAATATATATCCTAGTTGTATGAATGTTGATAGTTATATGAATTTTATTTCTAGTGAAGGCTTATACATGCCCTGTTGCTTTATGCGAGTTAGCCAGCATGAACAGGTTAGTGATTTTGAACTTACCAAAGAAGATTTGGATTCAATGAGTATCTATAATCACACCTATGAAGAAATCATAAATGGACCTGCTTATAAAAAGATAATGAGTAATTTTGAAAAATCACAAATGTGTCATAGAATATGTGGAAAGAAAAAAGCACAACGACGTGAACGTGATAAAACTCAGCCAATCTCTGTAATAAAAAATTAATCTTTCTGTAACATTTCTCGTTGATTTTTATTGTAAATACTTGTACAATAAACTTTGAATAATAGAAAGAATATACAATGATAGAAAACTACTCACTTTGGATGTTTCTTGGTTTTATATTTGCGGCATATTCAGTTGTTGCAAATGACAGTGTACAAACCCTTGGTACATGGATGGCATCCAATCAAAATAAATTCAAATGGTATTATCTATGGATAGCCGCAACTGTTGTGTTATGGTTTACTATTTGGTGGGGGTGGAGTACTAATGGCGGAGATATATCATATGGACGATTAAACAAAATACCGTTTAAAGAAATCCAATGGTATCATGCTATGGCTCCTTTAATACTTTTATTATTAACAAGAGTTGGTATTCCTGTATCAACAAGTTTTCTAGTGCTGAGTGCTTTTGCAAGTACATTTGTGTTAGAGAAGATGTTGATAAAATCTATTATAGGCTATGCACTAGCGGCAATAGTTGCTTATGCGGCATGGAATATAATAGAAAGAATAATAGATGAAAAGTCAGATAAAATTACAAATCAAAAAGTTGCAAAACGTTGGCGTATAGCACAATGGTGTAGCACAGCATTTCTTTGGTACACTTGGTTAAGTCATGACATGGCAAATATTGCTGTGTTCTTACCAAGAGCAGTTCCATTGGAATGGATGATTATGATATCAATTGTGTTTGCCGTTTTCTTAGGATATAC